GCTAGTACATATCTGACATTGGTAAACAACGTGTTACGCGATATGAATGAAGTAGAACTTACTAGTTCAACCTTCACGTCTTCTCGTGGTGTGCAGACCACAGTAAAAGATTACATAAATAGAAGCATATCTGACATACTTAATTCTGAACTAAACTGGCCCTTCACTCGTTCTGAAGGGTCGATTGATGTCATAGCAGGTAAGGGGCTATACAGCTACTCATCAATTAGTTCTACGTTGAAATATGTAGACTATGATAACGTATTTCTGCGTCCTAAAAACTTTATAACAAACGGTACGTACGAATCCAGTGGGTCTGCAAGTATATCTGGCTGGACAACTGTAAGCGGGTCACCTGCCGCTAGTTCCAAGTTTGGTAATACACTTCTTCTTACTAACGCTGAAGCCTCGCAAGAAGTTACAGATTTAATAGTAGGCCGTAAGTACGTTGTGCTGGTGCAAACAAGTGGAGCAACTCTCACTTTAGAAATTGGAACTTCTTCTGGTGGTTCGCAAACAGCATCTTCTACACTTACCATAAGTAGTGCGAATGAAGTTTTACTTTCTCGATTAGAATTTACAGCTACAGCGACTACCCATTACGTTAGTTTCACAGAGGCATCAGGCAATGCTGCGTTTGTCAAACTTGTAGAACTTAGCGAAAAAGATGTAGAATCCATTGCTCTTAAATACATATCGTTTGAAGAATATACTGAAAAATTCAGAGAGAGAGACGCTGCCATAAATACAGATAAGTTTGCATCTCCTGAGTACGTTTATACAACTTACAATGATGAGATTGGTATTAGTCCAATACCTAAAGACAGCAATCGAACGCTTAAGTTTGATTTCTACATAGCAAATACAGACTTATCTGCTGCTACAGATACATCAATCATACCCACACGGTTTGAACCCGTAATTCATGCTCGTGCAAAATACTACACTAATATGTTTCGCTCAGACGTACAAACAGCGCAGTTTGCACTAAAAGAATATGAAGATGGATTGAAGCGTATGAGAGTAGAGTTACTGAACAGAAAAGATTATATGAGAGCAGTGTAGTATGCCAGATTTAGAACTTCAAGGTGTATCTCCTCTTTCGTTTAATTGCGAAGGGGGTCTTGTGCTAAATAGGTCTACCTTTATCATGCAGCCCGGACAGGCTCTTGAGTTGACTAACTTTGAGCCGGATGTTGGTGGGGGGTACAAGCGCATATTAGGGTTCAGACCATTTGTAAATCAAATTGTTCCTGAGACAAGTGTTTCTACAGAAGCAGTGCTTCTTACTACTCAGTTTAATAATTTTGTACTAGCAGCAAGAGGTGAAAAGATATTTAGTTCTGCAAGCACAGAACTATCTGCTAAAATAGCTAGTGACACTGCCATGTCAGGCTCTGGTACAATCACTGTAGACAGCACAGACGGTTTTAGTTCAAGCGGTACTTTACAAATAAATTCTGAAATATTCACGTACACAGGGAAGACTGCAACAACATTTACGGGTGTGACTAGAGCAACAAGCAGTACGTCTGCTGCTGCTCACGCAGTTGATGATGTAGTGTCTGAATCTTGGACGGTACGAGATACTGGTAGAACAAATGCTAAACGTTACAACTTTGAAAAGTACAACTTTGATGGCACTGATAAAATTATAGTAGTGGACCAAACAAATGCTCCTACTATATTCAATACATCTCTATCAGCATCTGACGTAAGTGAAAGTTCTGTATCTGGGGCAAAGCACGTGGTAGCGTTTAAAGACCACATGTTTTATTCTGGTATGGCATCTAATCCACAAAAGGTAGTATTTAGTCAACCATCGGATGAGGACGCTTTTAATACAGGAAGCGGTGCTGGTGATTTTGCAGTTGATGATACAATTGTTGGGCTAAAAGTGTTTCGTGAAAATTTGTTCATATTTTGTGAAAACAGAATATTTAAGTTAGGGGGTAGTTCGTCATCTGACTTTGCAGTTGTTCCTGTTACTAGAAACATTGGATGTATCAATGGGTTTACTATTCTTGAATTTGCAGGTGACCTTGTATTTCTAGGACCAGATGGACTTCGTACTGTTGCAGGTACAGCACGTATCGGTGACGTGGAATTGGGTACAATAAGTGCTAATGTGCAGCAGTTGTTTAGAGATAATCTTACAAATGCTGATGCGTTTGTATCTTTAGTCATACCTGATAAAACTCAATATCGAATATTCTTTTCAAAAGAAGGGCAAGCAGAAACGTCGTCTATTGGTGCTACTTGTGTTATGAAAGGGCAGACATTTGAGTTTTCTCAATTGAAAGGTATACGTCCTGCGTGTGCAGATACAATTGTAGACGAGGGTGATGTAATCGTTTTGCACGGGGGGTTTGATGGATTTGTTTACAGACAAGAACGTGGTAATACGTTTGATGGTACATTAATAAATGCTAAATACAGAAGCCCTGATTTAAGTATGGGTGACCCCGGTGTGCGTAAACATATGCAAAGGGTAAATGTAAACTATGCACCAGAGTCTACAATTGATGCTGACTTGTTTGTCAGGTACGATTACGAATCGAACACGTCTACTCGTCCTGCAGCGTACCCCTTAGATAGTACGAATGTTGCAGGTATATATGGGTCATCTATTTATGGCAGTGCTGTGTACGGTGGTCCGTCTCAGCCGATTGTCCGTAAGGCAGTAGAGGGTTCAGGATTTGCAGTAGCACTGCGTGTAGAAGATGGGGCAACTGCCACAGCCCCTTACACATTAAAAGGATTTCAACTAGAGTTTCAAGTGGGAGCAAGAAGGTAAATGGGCGCAAATTATACAAGACAGTCCACATATGCTGATGGCGATACTATAAATGCTGCTGATACCAATGATGAGTTTGACCAGCTACTAGCTGCGTTTGCGGCAAGTACAGGGCATACACACGATGGTACGACAGGAGAAGGTGGGCCAATATCTGCATTGGTCTCTAACACCATTACCTTTGGCACAGGGGCAGACACAGATATTGCAGTAACCTTTGATGCAAATAGTAATGATGGTGTAGTCACTTGGAAAGAAGATGAAGATTATTTCGAGTTTAGTGACGACATATTATTAGCAACCACAGAAAAGGTACAATTTCGTGATACTGCAATTCACATAAGTTCAAGCACAGATGGGCAACTGGATATTGTAGCAGACAATGAAGTACAGATTGCTGCAACAACGATAGATATCAATGGTGACGTCGACATATCTGGTACGCTTACAATAGGTAGTGCAGGTATATCTGAAGCAGAGTTGGAAATACTGGACGGTGCTACGGTTACCACTACTGAATTAAACATAATCGATGGCGACACAGCTGCATCTTCTACAACAGTAGTAGACGCCGACCGTGTTGTGATGAATGATGATGGCACAATGAAACAGGTGGCGGTCACTGACCTTGCTGCCTATTTTGATGACGAAATTACAGCGATGCCTAATCTGACATCTGTTGGTACTTTAACAACGTTGACTGTAGATAACATCGTTATCAACGGTACGAACATAGGACATACCTCTGATACAGATGCCATAGCAATTGCGTCTGATGGTGACGTTACATTTTCTCAGGATGTGGTAATTACAGGAGACCTGACTGTTTCTGGTGATGATATCACTATGGGTACGAACACTGCAGGTAATCTTCTTATTGCAGATGGTACGAATTTCAATTCAGTAGCTGTAGGCAGTTTATCTGAAATAACTACAGTTGCTAATGATGATGTGTTTCTTGCTGTAGATACGTCGGGTGGTGGCCTTAAAAAGATTACAAGAAGTGCGGTTGTAGCTGGATTAGCCTCATCAGCCGCAATATCAAATGTAGCAGATGATAGTACTCCGCAATTAGGCGGTGATTTAGATACGAATGGTAACGATATTGTTACTACATCTAATGCAGATATTGACCTTGCTCCTAACGGCACAGGTAAGGTTGTAGTTAAAGGTAACTCTAATCCGGGTACAATTGTTTTTAATTGTGAAAGTAATAGTCATGGTCAAACAGTTAAATCACAACCACACTCTGCTTCAGTTACAAACGTACTAACTCTTCCACCGGGTGGTGACCAAGAGATTGTTGGTACAACCGCTACCCAAACACTCACAAATAAAACACTGACTACTCCAATCGTAAACGCTGGCGCACAGTTAAAGAATGGTGCAACAAGTGCTGGCTTCTTAGAGTTTTTTGAAGATAGTGATAATGGTACAAATAAAGTTACGCTGATTGGTCCTGCTTCCACAGCCGATGTTACTGTGACACTTCCTAGTTCTGCAGGCACAGTAGCACTTACATCTGACATACCATCTAGTGGTATATCCAGCGGTAATGTAGCTACATTTACCAGCGGTGTTGCAGATAATGATTTTTTACGTGTTGATGGAACAACAATAGAAGGACGCTCTGCATCAGAAGTATTGTCTGATATTGGCGCACAGGCAACACTTACATTTGGCATATCAAATACTAACGCTGTTAAAGTTGACAGTGCTTCTGTAGCTGATGATGAGTTTGCACGTTTTACAGCTAACGGTCTTGAAAGTAGGTCAGCAGCAGAAGTTCTTTCTGATATATCTGCTATGCCTCTTGCTGGTGGGACATTTACAGGTGATGTTACTTTTACTGGTGATAACTATAACATTGTATTTGACAAATCTGATGACCGTTTAGAATTTGCAGATAACGCTAAAGCATCATTTGGTACAGGCAATGATATTTCTATTCACTGGGATGGCACTGATGGTCATTTAAGTGTTGCAGGTACGTTAAATGTTGAGGGGTCAGGCGAAACACTTGCTAAGTTTATAGATGACGGGGCTGTTGAACTCTATCACAACAACAGCAAAAAAATAGAAACCACAGCAAACGGTGTTTCAGTCACTGGTGTAGCCAACTCCACTACAGACACTGATACAACAAATTCGGGTTCTGTAACCTTGAATTTCGATACAAATCAGAACTTCATTCTTACCCTCACTGGAAATGTAACTCTGGCTAACCCATCTACAGAAAATACAGGTCAGTCCGGTTACATAATCTTCATTCAGGATGGAACAGGAAGCAGGACTGTAAGTCTAGGTACGGATTACGAAACAGCAGGTGGTGCTGGACTTACACTTTCAACTGCGGCAAGTTCCGTAGATATCGTTCCTTACGTTGTGCAAAGTGCAGGTAACATTCTACTTGGTACGCCACAGTTAGCATTTAGCTAGGAGTTAACATGTCAGGTCCATTTGGGGCAGGTGCTTTACAGTTTTTTAGTGGTGGTGCTGATTTCTATCCACACACCATAGACCAATCCTTGCGTTTTGAAGATGGGGATAATGCTTATTTAAATATTACACCATCATCCACAGGAAATCAAAAAACTTTTACCTACAGTTGCTGGGTAAAATTAGGAAACTTAGGTACTTCAAGAACTCTTTTGGCTCAACATACATCTGGAAGCAACACATTTGTTTTTAGATTTGATGCCAGTAATAATCTTCAAGTAGAAAATTACGTTAGTAGTTATCAGTTACACTTAGTAACCGATGCAGAGTTCAGAGATGTCGGTGCTTGGTATAATGTTGTTTTAAGAATTGATACAACACAATCAACAGATACCGACCGTGCCAGACTTTACGTAAACGGTACTGAACAAACATCTTTTTCATCTTCAACTTATCCTAGTCAAAATACAGACTTAAAAATTAATTCAACAAATGCACATCACATTGGGGCAAGAACTTCTGGCAGTTTTAACTTTGATGGGTATTTAACAGATATTAATTTTATTGATGGGCAATCTCTTGCACCTACTTCATTTGGTGAAACAAAGGCTGGCATTTGGATTCCCAAGGATACATCTGGCCTGACATTTGGCACAAACGGATTTAGACTAAAGTTTCAAGACAGTTCTGCGTTAGGTGATGACACAAGCGGCAATGGCAATGACTTCTCATCCAACGGTCTTGCGGCAACAGATGTGGTGCTGGATAGCCCTACGAATAACTTTGCTACATTAAATACGTTAGATAAATACTTAACTAATGTTACTTTAAGTGAAGGTAATCTTGAGATTGATACATCAGCAAGCAATGTTGGAGTAAAAAGCACATACTTTGTAAATTCTGGAAAGTGGTACTATGAAGCTCGTGTTGGAAATTCTAGCGGTACGCCTACATACGGTGCGGCAACTTCTAGCTGGGATAATACTTATGTGGGAAACACAGGCAGTTATGGCTATCTTACCAACGGCTATATATATGTAAATGCTTCGGCTGTGCAGAGTTCATTAGCAACAGCTACAACTGGAGATATTATTGGTATCGCTCTAAATATGGACGATAACGAAATAACTTTTTATAAAAATAACACCCAAATAGGAACTACTGTAACTGGATTAGAAAGTGAACTAGCCCCTGCTTTTGCTGGTCAAGCAAGCTCACAGTCTCAGATAAATTTTGGTCAGGATAGTTCTTTTGCTGGCAACGAGACAGCGCAGGGCAACACAGACGATAATGGCAAGGGCGACTTCTATTACAGTCCACCGTCTGGCTTCTTAGCCCTTTGTTCGGCTAACCTACCCGACCCTGCCATAGACCCTGCACAGGATGAAGAGCCAACGGATTATTTTAATACGGTGTTGTACGCTGGTAATGGTTCAACTGGTCACGCAATTACAGGAGTAGGATTCCAACCTGATTGGGTCTGGATTAAAGGACAAAATTACAACGGTTCATCACACGCTTTAAATGATTCAGTTCGTGGTGCAACAAAACGGCTAAGTTCTGACAGCACTGGTTCAGAATCAACAAATGCAGAGTTTTTGCAATCTTTTGATTCAGATGGATTTACAGTCGGCAACCATGCCGCATATAATTCTGGAAGCCACAACTATGTATCATGGAACTGGCTGGCTGGTGGCACTGCGGCAAGCAACACTGATGGCACAATTACATCGTCTGTTTCTGCAAATACTGAAGCAGGGTTTAGTATAGTTAGCTATACTGGCAATGGTACTGCTGGAGCCACGGTGGGTCACGGCCTAGCTCATGCGCCTGAGTTTTTTATTACTAAAAGACGAAGCCAAAGTGACCCTTGGCAAACTTATGTTGCATCATTAGGCGCAACTAAAAGACTTGAACTTAATGCAACTAGTGCTGGAATAACATCAGATGCATCATTTAATGATACCGCACCTAATTCTTCTGTTTTCACTTTAGGTTCTGGTGGTTATGGCAATGCGTCTAGTGCTACCTACATAGCCTATTGTTTTCACAGTGTTGAAGGTTACAGCAAGGTTGGTTCATACACGGGCAATGGGTCTTCTGATGGTACGTTTATTTACACAGGATTTAGGCCAGCGTGGATTTTGTTCAAGAGTAGTTCAATAGCGGCTAACTGGATTCTCCACGATACTGCCAGAAACACGTATAATGCTAGTAACAAACATTTACGTCCAAATACAAGCGACCAAGAAAATACAGGCGCAAATGAAACAATAGATATTTTATCTAATGGATTTAAGCATCGGGGAGTATCAAATTATAACGCAAATTCATCAGGTCAAACTTACATTTACCTTGCCTTTGCAGAACAACCATTTAAATACGCTAATGCTCGATAGGAGATAACTATGCCGTGGAAACTAGGCAACAGAATTATTAGAGAAGGCCGTAGTTGGAAAGACAGCAACGGCATCACACACCCACGCAACTGGGCTATCTGGTCAGACAGCGACAAGACTGCGGCAGGGCTGACATGGGAAGACCCACCAGCACCGTTTGAAAATCGTTTCTACTGGGATGCAAACACACCCAAAGCATTGGATGATGTAAACGCTGTCGATGAAGATGGCAATGCTGTACTAGATGAGAATGGTGAGCAGGTAGTAACACTGGGCCTCAAGAGCCAGTGGAAAGCAACCATCAAGCAACAGGCGGCAGGGTTGCTTGCCCCGACAGATTGGTATGTCACGCGCAAGTCTGAAGATAGCACAGCAACAATACCGTCAAACGTGACAACATATCGTGCAGCAGTGCGTACTAAGTCTGGGCAGATAGAGGCGGCTATTGATGGTGCGGCAGACCATGCTGCTTTTATGGCTTTGTTTGATACACCTGTTGACAGTGACGGCAACCCTACTGGCAATGCGCCTATAGCTGATTGGCCTGATGAGACATAAAAAGGAAGTAACGTATGGCAACGGACGACGCTCAAACACCTTATTTTGTAAATCGGATAATTAATTCTCCGTTTAATCAGGCTTTGAGAAAATATAATGAAGAAACGTCTGATGCTCAAAAACAGGCTGATAGAGAGAGAAGAAGACAATTTAATAAAATAGCAAATCCTGCTTTATATGCTAACTTGCAAGCAGGTGGTCTTTTTACAACCGAAATGCCCGGAGCATTTACACCTCCTCCAGCAGGAACAGTTGACCCCTTTTTACAAAAACGAAATCAAATTGATAGTAATGCTTTACAAAAACAACAAATGGCTGCTGTTAATGCTTTACAACAAAAACAAAACCAACAGTTAGCTGACTTTAGTGGAAAGATGCAACAACAAATGACAGATGGTGCTAGAAGACGACAGACCCGTGCGATGGCTCAATCTATGGGTGCGATAACAACTGACCAAGACCTCAAGAATGAAATGGGGTCTCTTGCTGCAGGTATGCAAGGTGGCGTACCTCAAATGAACGTTGTGTTGGGAGACCGTAGGCCAGAAGAAGTAATACCTGATTCTGAGAGTGCAGCGTTTGATACGGAGTTGATGGACAGAACAGGAAAGTTCTTAGATACAAGGCCAATCATACAGACTGCCTTTGGCGAAGAAAGATTTGGAATCGACCCATTTCTGAAGAAGAAAGCAGCTGTCACAAAAGCTACTGACGCAAGCGTTGGATTAACTAGAACAGACCCTGAAACAGGTGAAATTGTACGTGACTATAGACGCCCTGATTCTGATAGAACAGACCCTGTAACAGGTGAGCCTTTACGTTTGGGTGAAGTTACAGACATAGAGCGTATCAGAGACCAGCTATTAGCAGAGCGACCTGTTGTAGGCTATGATGAAGCAGGGCAACCAATTTATGGCAGTGCGATTGATGCTGCTCAAATAACAGGAGACCCTAGTGTTGTTGACCCCACAGGTTTTTCGAAAGGCGTTTTATCTACAGGAGCAACAGGCACAGCCCCTACAGCAGAATTAGATGAAAGGGCCACTGTTAAGTACCAAATGGAAAACCTTTTGAGCAGCATAGAGGAAGGAAAACCTCTTCCTGCTTGGGCTTCTCCTGCCATGCGAAAAGTATCTAGTATCATGCAAGCACGTGGTTTGGGTGCGTCCAGTATGGCTGCAGCCGCTATGACACAGGCTATTATGGAATCTGGTGTGTCAATCGCTGCACGTGATGCACAATCGTACGCAAATCTTCAACTACAAGAATTAAAAGGCGAACAACAAATGGCCTTGCAAAATGCTTTGCAGATTGCAGGCATGGACAAAGCTAATTTGTCTGCACGTCTTCAAGCAGGAGTTACCAACGCACAACTCTTATTGAAAAAAGATACATCAAATATGAGTGCGACACAGCGTTCAAACGAACTCTCATTTAACGCACTTACTCAAGCCATATTTAAAGATGGTGCAGAAGAAAACTTACGAAGTCAAATCAACGCCAAGAATGACATGCAAGTTGAACAGGTTTTTGCTCAACTGGGCGCACAAATTGAAACAGCCGATGCGAACAGAACAGCGGGAATGGAACAATTCAACGCAGGTGAAGCAAACGCGATGGCACAATTTAATGCACGACGTAGAGATGCAGATGCTCAGTTTGATGCAAAGATGTCTTTTGCGATTGAACAAAGTGATGTAGGATGGAGAAGGGCAGTAAACACAGCCGACACTGCTATGCAAAACGAAGCTAATCGTATTGACACACAAAGATTATTTGACGCTAGTCAAACTGCTTTAGCTACGTTGTGGCAAAAGTACAGAGACAACGCCGCATGGAATTTTCAAAAAAGCGAATCCATATTGCAAAGACAACATGAGATTGGTATAATGGCTATGGAATTTTCAAACTCAAAAGAGCTGTACGACCAAACACAAAAAGATAATATTGCTTTGGGTGTAGGTAACTGGGTAGCCACATGGTTAGCAGAAAACGGTATACCAGATTTCTTTAGTCCAACACCAACAGGAGATGCAGATGAAACTTCTTAAAGCATTAGCACCGATTGCACTAGGGATGGGTGCAGGGTATTTTTTAGGTGGCGGGACACTTAGTGGGGCAGCATCATCTGCCGCTGTAAAGGGTTTAGCGTCATCCTTTTTAACAACTACAGGATTTAAACGCAAAGATGGGACTACTCAATTACCCTTTCAAATGGCTGTTGCACCTCGTCCACGTTCAGTACAAGAGTTAACACGAGGCAGTCCATCACAAGTGCCTGCACAACTTCAACCGATACAAAAAATGGTAAGTGCTAATCCTCAACTTGCAACTGCAATGAGTAATCTGTATCAAAACGCACAGAACCAACAGGTACGAGATATGTTTGCTTCTTTCCAAACAGCCGATGTGCAGCCTACGATTAGACAGGGCAGAAGAACCATAGTTACAGAACAGCCTAAAAACATACAGGTAACAGTATAATGGAACAAATGGATAAACGACCCCCTGCTGGAAGTATTGAAGCAAAAGACCCTTTTGCAGCAGCACCAGCAGGACACTCTCTTACGATAGACAACACTCAATGGCCTTGGGGAAAACCCCCAAAACAAGTTGACCCATCTGAGGTTTTAAAAAAGGCGATAGGCTCATTAGAGACACGCAAAGTAAAACAAGAGATGATGAAGTTACTTGCTGTCGGTGTTTCTGTTGAAACTCTGGTCGAGGGGTACATATTACAGGCGTTTCATGAGGGTTCGTTTTTACCGGATGTAGGATTGCTTATTAAAGGGCCGTTAGCCATGTACATTGCAAACATGGCAGAGGAAGAGGGCATACCTTATCGTTTCTTTGAAAACGCTGACGAACTTGAAGAGGGTGAGATGGACGATGAAACATTCTTTGATATGATGCGTGAAAATAATCCTGCCATGTTCCAGTACGTTTCAGAAACAGTAAATAAAGGTATACGCGAGGGCAATGCTCCACAGCCTGTTAAAGAAGACAGCTTTATAAATATGAAGAAGGATAAGTAAGATGGGGGTAGGTGCATCATTAGCTTTGGGTCTTATTAAAGGATTTACCAAAAATATAGAAAGAGAAAGGGAAGCCCGTGAAGCCGACAGCGTACAGCTTAGTAATCTGGAAACGTTGGTAGCTGACAATGCTCTTAAAGGTAACATATATAACGCTGATGCAATCAGTGGAATCATTAAGGACGCACGGGGCAAATTAAATGACAAAGAACGTATTGATTTATTTGGTACGGCTACTCCACGAGTGCGTGTAGACTTGTCTGAGTTGGGGCCGTTGGTAAGCAAGCCTTCTAAACAAACAGATGTGATTTCGTATTTTGATGGTGGTTTGTCATTTAAACGTACTGACAGTCCAGACTCAATCATGCGCACGTTTAATTCATTCTTTGCGAACAGTTCAAATCAGCAAAAATTTATGACTGCACCTTTACAAGTTAAACAAGAGATTATGGGACACTTCTACCCTATACAAGGTTCGGTGGCGAGGCGTGCGGTAATAGATAGTCAAGGAAACTACAATAAAGAAGTGGATGTAGGGCAATTTGCTGAATCAGAGTTGCAAGGTATGTGGTTTCTTGAACAATTTGGTAAAAATTCCCCTGAACTGTTTAAAGTCGGTAGTGGCACTAACATTACAAAGCCTTCTGAAAGCACTGGTCTCTCTTCATCACAAAGAATATCGGTCGAAGCTGCAATTGCTGCGGCTACGGAAAGGGGAGATAATTTTACTTCTATGGGGTTGGGGAGCGGTAATCCTAATGATAATGCATACAACCCTCTACTCGTATTGGACACTGACCTGTACGCACAGGGTATTAGGGCTGTAACCTCGTCGCTTGGAGAAGAATTGCCTACTGCTCTAGCAGCATGGCAAAACATATATTCTACAAAATTAGGTTTTAGTCTCCAACAGTCTAAAGAAGCGTTTGAAGCTGCTGTTATGTTTGCAAACATGTCTGTAAACGAACTACAACAACCTATTGACCCTGCTAGTTTTGACCCTCAAAACGGTCTGCAGTTCATATCTGCTGAAACTATAAGTCCTATCTTAAAAAAATTATATCGTGCGGGTATAACAAGTGTAGGTCAAATAGGTCTTGTGCTTGCTCCATATATGCAGTACACACCACCTGCAGTTGGTAAACCAAGTAAAGGAACAAGAACAACAGCATCTTCTGAATCTCTTCGCAAGTACATTCTTCGCACGGAAATGGGAGTAGATACTTCTGACGATAAGAACGTAGCAGATGCTTTTGAGACTTATAAAAATCACGCAGAAGGTGTTATAGAAACTAACAAAGCACTTAAACTACTATACACTGAAGTAGCAACAGCAAAGCGTGTTGAAGGTGACCCTCAAGCATTGTTATTATTCTACGACAAATTGGAAACAATATTTGACTTAGAAGAGGGTATACTTGGTGGCTTAATTGACGGCGGCGTACGTTTGTTTACTAGAAATGATAATCAGGTCAAAATAACAAATGATAGTGGTCGTGCAGAAGACGCTGATGTCACAAACAATAAAGAGTTGACCTCATCATACAGTGCAAAGCTGTCTCAAAGAGTACGTGATGCAGGTAAAGGAATAAGCGACCCTAAAGACCGGGAAGTAGCACAACGTATTGAGGCGATGAAAATTACTTTGGCGTTTAAGATGGCACGTGCAGATGACCCGTCCGGTCGTTTGTCTAACCAAGATATTGAAGCACAGTACATTAAACTAGGTAGAGCGTTCTCCACACGTGGTCAAGAACTGGCTGCATTGGATGTTACACTAGCTGACTACGCACGAAAAGCACAAAAATTTGAACCTATTCTTGCCTTGTTAAAGAAGGGTGCAGATGAGGTTACTAATGCTGCTGAGTTCCAACTGGTTGACGGTATCATTGCAGCAAATACGATGATTCTGTCGCAAGAAATAGAAGACATGACAGGCGGTCAAGATGTTAGTATTTCAAAAGCTGGGGGTTTGACTGCAGAAGATTTTCAAGGTGCTGATTTCTCTGGTATATACCCGAATTTAAGAATGACGTTAAATAGTGACGGTATTCCGGTTTATTACAACGAAAGAACAGGAAACGTTAGTACTAATCCTAAAGATTTACTTGATAGTAACGTTCAACAGCCTGTACAACAATCTTCTAATAATACCAATCAAAATGTAAATGCAACTGACGATGCAAATCAAAATACAGGTGCAGAAACTGGCGCAACACAAGAATTTACCGGAGATACACATAACGTTAAATTAGGTGCAGGCGGCTCTCCTATGGGAGATGATATCAACGGTTATGTTATTGAAAATAGCCAAACCAAACAGACAGAATCGGGTAGATGGTTATTCATAGACGGTAAATGGGTAGCGAAGGGTAAGTAACATGCAACAACCAGTAATTCGTAATCCTCGTGCAGATATAACGCCTAAACTTTTATTTGAAATAAACCCTGCAATGGGGGAATTACAAGTTAGAAAAGACCAGCCTGTGCTTACTAAAGAGGCACAAAAAACACGTCCTGATTTTCCAACGTATCAGGAGTTTATGCAAAGCAACGAGCCTAAACTTGGCGAAACAGAAATACCTAGTGCTATAAGAGAGGCAGCACGTGCGGGTGATGAAAGCGCACAGATAAAATTAGACAGAGCGTACGAACGAGAATATCACAAGTTCAACATATCCGACCAAATTCCTGTAGGTACAAAACTAACTACAATGACCGATGAGGGTATCCCTCTTGGGGGTATGACTCTTCAATTCGACCAAGCGTTTTTGAATACCTTACCAGAAAAGCAACGCAAACGAATTGAAAAACTATTAGAGAATCGTATTCAATTTACACCAGAAGTGCAAAAGTTGTTTCCCGACCCTTACGTACAAGCTGCGCTGTTAGACAGAATATCTTCGGGTGATTATTTTGATGAAACGTCTCGTGCATTTGGTGAAGAGGTGTTTAAAGGTGTGCCAGAGTTCTTACAATTGTTAATAGATACAGGTCAAAATCTTAAACAATTTACTATGATGGGTGCAACACAATTAGGTGGGTACACAGGACTCATGACCCCAGAAGAAGTTTCCAGAGATATGGAACATCGAAAAGCTATGATTGAAGAGAACTATCGCACCGCTGATGGTTTGATTGGAAGATTTAGTTCGTACGGTGATTTTGCAAGAATACTTGATGCAGACCTGAAAGAGTACATGAGAGAAACCTACGGCGAAGACTTCATGAAAAAGTACCAATTACCCGGACCATCGGGTATGGTATCTAAACCTTTAGTAAATGCACAACAAGCAAAGGCGTTGATGGACTACGGGTATAAACAACTTCCTGCTCTTGACCAGTTTGCTAGCTTTTTAACAAGAAATGTAGGTATGACTTCTGTTACTAGTGTGCCTTATTATGGTTTAGGTGCGATACGTAAAAGAAGATTAAACAAGTGGCTTGAAAAAAATCCAGAATACAGAAACATTGACCCAGTTGAAGCGTTTCGGATTATGAGAACTCGCGAAACAAATAGTGCGTTTTTAACAGGTTATTACGATACTATCCATAATATAGCTAGGAAGATGCCGTTTACAGGCAAGGCTGGATATCGCGGTTCATTAGGAACAGTTATGGATACTCAACGCTCACGTCAAAGATTAAACAGTTTGAAAAGCAACATAGACCAAAAACGATTAGAAATAGAGAACGCAACAGACTCTGACGTAAGAAAACAACTAGCAGCAGACTTGGACTCTCTTGAAAGTGAGTACAGCCGTACGTTTATACGAGGGGGTTTTATTGGACAGCCAGCTATCGTAGCACAGGGCGTAGATGAAGCTGTTATCGCTGCAGGTCAAACCGCAGGTTATCAGTACGGTGAAGCAATGGGCCTGTCTTCTGATACTGGTGGATTGATAGGCGCACTTAGTGCTGCAGTGTTAGGTAAACCCGGTATTAAATATACCTTAAAAACAGCTATGTTTATTCCAGATGCAATTACAGGGTTTCATCTGGGTGCAGTGCTTGACGGGGTTGCACGAGAAGGTGAGGACTTTTTACGTGTAGCGAGTAATGGCAGGATTCCAGTGGGTATTATTACAAACAGACGATTTGATGCAATACGTATGGAGTATGAATCGCAGGGAATAACATTCGATGCAAAAGCTAGAAAAGAGTACGAAGCTGTTGCTGACTTTATGGCAGGCATACCAGATGAATACAGAGAAGATGTATTTAAGAGTGTTGTTGAAATATCATCTGTTCGTAATCAGCTTATAAAAGGCTTTGATGAAAAAGACCAAGCCCAAGCTGCTGACTTAATGCGTTTACCATTTGCTGCTATATCTGAACTGTCTATTTTGCAGGCTATTGAACGTAATAGCATAGGAAATATTAAAAGCATGGGGGATATTGGCAACGCTGTTCAAGCACAGGTTCGCCAAGAAAAATTACTTCTTGCACAACAAAACAACTTAAATCAACTTCGCACAATTCTAGCACGAAAAGGTGCAGACACGCAAGATTACGAACGTGCGCTTAATTGGGTGCAGACTGCAGAAAAATCTACCAACCAGCAGTTGATGGAAATTGCAGCTAGGCGTGAAGATAGTCGCGCTCTATTAAACAATTACAAGCAGTCTATTCTACGTGACCCTGCCTCTGAATTAACATCAGAAACTTTTGACCAATTGGTTAAAATTGAAAGTGACTTGAATATGTCAGGGGACATTATTCTTGGCATTGAAGAGCAGAGAGCCATTGTTAACAAATCATTTAGTGATGTAGCAGATGCTCTCGTTGCACGCATGGAAGCCTTATCTCCTAACATTGCCGACCCAAAGGTACAGTTAAATTACGGCAGACATTTAGAGATAGCTTACGATTTGAAGCTGAAACATCGTATTGCTTTAATGAAAGCAGGCTACGCTAAAGCTGATAAGATGATGGAAGGCAAAGAAGTTGACATATCTGATTTCGTTATGGAAATTGCTGGCGATTTACAAGCCGTGTCTAACAATACCAGATTTAAAGGCTTGTTCTCTGCACAAAACAAGTTTTTCACAGGTACGTCAGGACGTTCTTTGTTGATGACAATGGAGAACATGGCCAAACGTGAATTGACAGCTAATTTTGAACCAGAGGAAATTACACAATTTGTTGCAGGTGCAAGAAGTCGTACCCTAGACACTGGTGAAGATAATGATTTCTTCATTGCAGAAGATGCAACGTTTTTACAGATTGCAGCAGCCTTATCTGCAAATGACATCACAAAGGGTTTTAATCCGTTTCGTGCTATGGCTAGTGAGGTAGACGAAGTTCGAGGTCATTTAACAAGAGAAGCAAACAGATTAGATGGTGTAAACGACACGTTAGCATCACAGTACGCAAAGAGAGCAGACACTTTAGAAAACAGCTTAAACGATATCGAAGGTCTTGTTCCTGAACTTAAAGCTGCAAGAGATAACGCTAAAGACGTACGTTTTGACCCATATCGAAAAGGTGGTATGGCACAAGTCATGGATTCTGGTAGATTATCAGAACCTGTGTCTAAAGACACCCTTACAGGCTTTCAGTACCTCTGGAAAACAGGCAAAGAGCCTACTTCATGGCATAGACCTATGGCAGAAAGCATCAATAAATCTTTGTTTTCAACAGAAGATATTAGTGATAACCTTACTGACCTTGCTAATGAGGCAGGTCAATTTGTACGCACGTGGGGTGATACCTTTGTAGATGCAAGAGGTGAAAAAGTTGTTGGATTTGACTTAACTACAGAAACTGGCTTAGAAAATTTTCAACTTGCAAAACAAAGTGTAGATGTACTTATTCGTAATGCGTGGGCAAGAGAAAGAACACGTCAGTTAAATCTGTCATCGGACAGAATACGTGAACGTGCAAGACAGGCAGGCGTGTCTCCAAAAGAGTTGGGTGTGCCAGAGAGTTTTCAATTTGGTACAGGAGAGTATAATTTTAACATACTGGACAACATCAATAAGATAGAAGATGCTCTTACTGTACAGGTAAAACAAGGCGATGATATCATAGATGTAAAGCTGTTTGATTTTCACGATATTACGGCACAGGAAACAGATATCATTCGTATGGTTTCTCTGGACCCAAATTTAAAAAGTCAGTTAGATGAACTTACAATAAGGTTAAACGACGGCATAAATAAACTTGATAGCCTTGACACTGTGCTTGCTAATCAACAAGCAAAATCGTTAGATAAATTAAAAGTAGTTGCAGATATGGACATTAGAGGAATGTTCGACAAAATATCAACAGAGGGTATTGCTGGAGTTATGGACTTACGCGCCAGATTCATGAAAGATGGTGGTATGTCTGGCGAAGATTTTGATAACGCGATGAAATTTATGATTCCTAAAATGCTTATGGAACGTGCTGGCTTGGGTGTGGAGCCTAAACGAACGTTAAGAAAGTTAGGTACAGATGGGCAGGAGTACACTGTAGAAACATTTATTAATCCTGAAGTGCTTATTAATGACCTTACAAAAAACAAAGCTGTGATGAGTGTTGTAGATGAGTTTATGGATAAAGAGTCAAAGATGTTTTTGATAAACGCAGCTAGGTTTGCACAGATATCGCAAGGTCAGAACGCGTTAGTAGGAGCAACGTTTGGTGGTCTCCGTCCTATTTCTCACAACGAAATTGTTAGCCGTGCGTTTAACTTGTCTCGTCAAATGGTCAGCCCACAGTACGTTGCTGCAGAATTTGCTTTCCGTTTGATGTCGCAACGCAACCTTAGTATGATGCAGTTGGTTGCTGAAAGTAGAGATGCAGGAGCAATTTTAAATAAGCTGCTTATATCTCCACGTGAGTTTGAAGATAAGGATGTAAAAGCTCTGCTTCCACTTTTAGAATCATTTATTATAAGAGAGTATGCACGTATGGGTGAAACCGTACCTGAATTTGTAAACGTATTCCCACCAGAAGAGGATAATCAAGATGAAAACGTACAATAATGGCCCACGCAAAGGCATGATGTATGGTGGCATGACTCGTCGTAAGCCAATGATGTACGGCGGCATGACCACTAAAAAGAAAACCCGCAGGAAAGCCTACGGGGGTGGGATGATGTCTGCGACACAGCCACAGCAAAATCAAATGAGCAACATGACATCTAATCAGATGAACAACATGCAAACACAAATGATGCAAACACCTAAATTAAAAATGGCAGGGGGTGGCAACACAGAGTTTGGCATGTTAAGTGTAAGAGCAGGAATTGACAAGAACCCAAAGCCAACAAAGGCAGATAGAATAGCTGGGGCTACAATGAAGAAATCTAAACGTACGTCCTAGACTTATCCATCACTTCATCACCGACTGTACGCAAGTACCGAATTAGGGATGCTACACTGTGCGAACCTTCGTACTCTGGCATCCCTAAATTTATTTCGCGTTCGAAATCGTCAGGGTCAACACCATCCCACAGTATCTCTACATTGCCACTGGTAAGCAGGTTTGCTTCCAGAGAAAATAACTTAGCCTTCTTTTGCGCCATCTTTGTATGCCTTGAATACGTCTGTTGAGAATAGCTTTTGCAAACTCAATAGGTACATCCGTGCAGCACCATTGTCTCCCCCCGACACAGTACGTTTGTTGTCTAGGTTGTCAATGATACGCTTCAGAGACGGCACATCGAACACGAGCGTTGCAAACGTGTCATCTCCTATGCAGAGGTTGTGGAACCAATAGTCCGCCTCTGTCTTGTTTATGCCACTGGGCTTACCGTAGCACTCATATTCAATAGCAATGTTACCAGTACGTACCCACATGTCACGTTCTGATTTGACTTCTATCTTCTTGTCTTGCAGCATGTCAGCGACACGCTTTTCTCGTACCTTTCCATATTGCAGGTCTAAATCAAACTTCTTGCGGTCTGATACACACGGCTCAAGATTCATGAGTCTTCCCCTACGCTGCACTCAAGTCAACAACTTCACACACGCCAGCCGTACATGCCAACTCACGTGACCCTGTAGTATTATCTTCTTTTTCAAACTCTGTCAACTTATTCCAATCAAGACTAACATGCTTGTACGCTTGCTGCCATTCCAGATAGTCTTCACGTTCTATATCCTGATACGGAGCCTGTTGGTACGTGTGGTCACTGTGTGGTAAGAATGACACACCAGATGCAACGTCAAAGTTTTGGTACACCCAAGCACCTACATCCATCCACTCTTCTTCCTTAACAGAGATAGTTACAGATGGCTTGTGTTCACACCAATGCAGGGCGTACGTTTTCCACAACTCTAGCTGCTCGATAGCAGACATATCTGTACGAAGCACTGCACCCTTAGGGGCTTGCATGGCAAAGCTGAACACTGTAGTTGAGTCAGGCTTCATCACATCCATCTCATTGTGTACCCCAGACTCCTTCATGAACTGTGTGAGGGGGTCTTTGTTGTCTCCGCGAACCGTACGAATATAGTAGTCGTTGTGACGAGCGTGAATACCACTAGCTGCGTCCACGAGTTGTGACACAGTACCCGACGGCTTTACACAAGTGATTGCAGCGGACACTGGGATTCCAAGCATGTTCGCATACTTCTCGTTTGTTTTGACTGCTTCTTCTCGCATCTTCTCTAGCCAGCGTTTGCTGTCTACGTTTTTGGATAGAACGGAGTGGTCCATAATACCAGTTAAGGACACGCCTAACAATCTTTCTTCCTCTGTGTTCTTCTTCCATACATTCCTCAAATACTTGAAATCAGTAAGCGTAGACTGTATTGTACCTACAATAGTAGCAATTCTCGTCTTCCTCAGTAAGTCTTCAAGGGTATCAGTAGCCCTCACGACGACCTCAGAGAGGTTACAAAACTGATATGGACGCAGAATAATCTCACTACAGGGGTTTGTACCCCACTGGTGTCCTGTCTCTCGTCTACCGTTACGTGCTACCTGTTTGTCTGCAGCTTCACGATTGAAGATACCACGTTCACCAGACTTACTGTCGTACAGCGCAAGCCACTCACGCATAAACGTACCCATCTCAGGCTTGTACTTGTACGCGACAGAGTTGTTAGCTAAGGCTCTCTGTCCTTCGTTCTCCCACCACTGTCCTGCCTTGGCATGACGCATCTGGTCATCATTCAGATTACTGAGACTGATGAGAGCAGAGCGTCTTACCCCACCCACGACAACAATCTCCCCAATCTTACACATCAAATCGTGACACTCAATCGGATATAGTCTACGTCCTGCTGCTTTCTTGAACGTTTCAACAGTAAAGGTAAACAGGTCAACTAGCGGCTGTGGCCCAGATGCTCTGCCACCCATAGTCTTGAGACGTTCACCAGCCCCACGCACTTCCGACATATCCCAGCTAGGAATCTGACCAGCGTACAATAGCGCAACCAACTCACGGTACGCCTTGGCCCATCCGGGCTTGCTATCTCCTACCTTGATAACGGTACTAGACTCATTCATAGCATCACTAACAACTGGCATCTTTTCGATGTTGTTGCGTTCAACAGAGAAGCCTACACCCGTACCGCACATCAGAATGTACATGCACTCATCAAACGAACGAGGACTGTCCACAGGGATGTACGAACAGTTGTAACCACACACGTTATCACGAGCCAATGCTGGCCCTGATGTCATCATGGCTCTCATGGACGGCATCACTTCGAGGTTTAGGATAGCCTCGCGAATCTCTTCTACGTCTTTCTTAGGTAGTTCGTAGTTGTGCTTACCCTGAAGCTGATTAACCATGAAGTTTACGTATCGGTCAACGGTCTCGTGCCAATCTTCTCTGCGTCCTTCATCCTCAAGCCAACGAGCGTACCGTGACTTGTGAATGAACTGCTGATAGGGGGTAGGTAACATATTATTCATCGGTTTTTCTTTCCTTTGGTAAGTATACTGAAACTTGACTGCCACAATTTGGACAGTGTAGGTCTGTGACCATACAGAAGTAATCACTCTCTTCTTCCATGTCGTGGTCACATCCCCAGATTAATTCTGTTTTGCAATGCCAACAGTTCATTCTGTCTTCTCTTCAATTAACTTTTCGAGATACCACTGGGCTTTTTTGAGGTCTTGTAGTTTGCCTTTGTATCTGTATCGCCAGACGTACTTGATGATGTTCCCTTGTAGGTATTGTTCAAAGCCTGTACCCGTCGCCGCCCTGATTGCCTCAATGCACTCGATACCTGCCTGATTGTAGTGGAAGGGTTTGTCAACCATGTCATAGCCGCTATATGCCTCTTTACCTGCTTGTTCGTTTTCTTCTATCTCTTTCATAATATTCATGTAGCTTGTCACCGATTATCTCCGTCTCCGCCTATCTTACCACGTTTGGCACGGTCATTCAGTTTAGCGATGTTACCTTGCGCTATGTGCTGCAAGTCGTAACCGATGTCACGAGCCAGTGCTGCACAATACCATAGCACATCACCTATCTCGCTTGCAAGTTCTCCCTTCTTGAGTTCGAACCCCTCTTGGTCGTAACCGTCACGAACAAACTTTTTCACCTTGTTTGCAACTTCACCAGCTTCACCAGCAAGACCCAGTGCAGGATAGATTATCTTATGACTGTCAGGATATATAGCGGTCTTTGCTGCTTGTTTCTGATAGTAATTTATGTTCCACTGGTCTTTCATTGTGTCTCTCCGAAATTTACTTTCACAATGTTATCTTCTCGCGCAACAATCTTATCTATTGCCTCTTCCCCGTTTTTACTTTCAGGTTTGAAGGACTCTGCCATTGCAATAAAGCTGAGACGAGCAATTCCTGCATCCCACACACGGTCAAAATCATTCTCCATTAACTCAATCATACCAGACAACATGACCATACCAGCGGGTACGTTTTCTATATTAAAGTCATTTTTTGTTGTGTCGTACGCCGTCATAGAAAACGAATCTTCGTCCTCGTAGTTCATGATTAGATAGTACCTGTCAGGTAACAGACTTGCTGCTTCTACTTTCTTCTTTATATCATCACTCATCGTTGTCTGCCTTTCTTAACCATTCGGCTGGTATGTGTTTCTCTGACCAATCAAATCCATGTCGGATGCACCAATCAGCGTACGTTGTCTTGCTTCCCCTGTATATTTTATTACGACAATTCATAAAAACAAACCTTATGTCAAGTTCAGGATGCTGCTTCTTTATCAGAATCATCTTCACTCTGTCTGGCTTAGACAACTCGCCTTTTGCCTCAATGTAGATGTCTGTCTCTGGTAGGTAAAAGTCTGGGGTGTACGTTTTGGGGTCAGGTATGTACGTCAGTCGTTTTGTTTCGTACTCGAAGGGTATGTTCTTTTCTTTCAAACTACGTGCCAAGCTGAGTTCAAACTGTGACCGATATCCTGATTTTCTATTTGCAAATTTACGTTTCATATTATTAGATTTATCGAGTTGAGTCTTTGTTTTAGATATCCTGCGAGTTTTGGGGATAGTCTTTGAATAGCATCTAGTTCTTTTGTGAGCGGTGCTAGTGGTACGCAAATGTTTGCTCCCTGATTAGATAGTTGTCGCATCTTTAGTAATTCATTCTCAACGGTACGTGCATCTCGTTCGTACGTTTCTGCACGTAAAAACCCATCTTCAGAGTAATTTTCTCTCAGTGTAATGGGCATACCCTTTTCATGCTGACGAAGAAATACGACACGTCTTTCTCCCCCCGTACCAGAGTGTGACTCTACGTACGCATGATGTAAGTCCTCATTCAAAGCCATGAGGTCTATATCGTATTCTCTCATAAGAATGTACGGCATTAGATTTCTTTCTTTTTTAATCTAGTATACCATGTCTTGGGTGGGTTCTTAGCTTGTGAGGTTACTTTTTCTCGTAGGATTGCATCAGGCCAACAATGTGCGCGGTAACCACAGAAACCACACACACGAGGCAGTATCTTATTCCCCGTCTTAATAATCTGTCCTTGTCTACGATAAGTCTCGTCTTCTGGTTCAAACTTTACAAACGGTGCATCAGGGTCATTCAGTACCTTTACACGACGCTTTGCTTCTTCCAGATACTTATGTTTATCTGTATCGTGCCACTCAGGGACAGGCACTTCAAGTATTTCTCCAGATGACTTGTTTACGACTAGCCAACCACCAAACGGCATACCCATTGCCTCACCGTACAGAAAGCCCTGCATGATGTACCCAAACGGGTCTTCATCGAGCAACTTCTCGTACCCGCCAATCCACTTATTCTTAAACGCCCAATCACTGGCAGACTTGATATCCCATACCCTGTCAATGCCCATAGAATCGCGCAGGATAAGGTCAAGCGTACCTCTGACTATGTACCCATCAAGATGTAAAGAACACTTCTCCTGTGCGCCTCTGATGTCTGCACCAGACTCTCGCAATATTAACATTACTGCTGCTTCAGTCAGGTCACCAAACAGAAAGCGGAACACAGCATTATATTCCATATCCTCTTTGATACCATCTCTATCCAGCATCTGCTGACACATGGGACGACCAAGACCAGACATGCGAACGTACCATTCGCGTTTCTCACGCTTTAGCTGTTTTGCAGCAGCTTCACGACAGTCTTTTTCAAATTCCTCAAGTGAAGCAGGGGAGACATCAAGTTCCCCCCTGCTTGCTTTATCCAAAAAGTCTTGGATACTAAGCAGCGTCAACATCAGTAAAGTCGTCTGCTAAGTCAAAGTCTCCGCCACCCGTCATATTATTTAACTTAGTGGCTTCGCGATTCTGCTCCATCACATAGTTATTATGTGCAGATACAGTCTCAGCAAACATACCCATCAGTTGCTTATCAGCTTCAGTAATTGGTACTTCACCGTGCAAAGTCGGTACAGGAATCCAGTAAGTGACACTGCCCTTCTTTGCCTTTGACGTTGCAAGATTAACCATTTGGCGTTGCATCAGCTTCTTCTGACGGGACAGCCCATCAATAAAATCACCAATCGGCTTGTACCCCGAACGCTTAAAGTATGCCACAACAGGCTGGGCATCCAGAGTCACTTCCGTGCCATCTGCAGCGTTAAACGTACCCGACAGTTGACCGTAGATTACCTGATTACAGACGACGGCACGAGAACGCATCTGCGCCTCTTCCGATGCAGTCTCTTCCTCATCACGAGACAAGCGACCACACTTATTCTTTCCTTCCGTATCAGGAAACTCTCCAGATAGCGTAGGCTTCTGGACAGACTTACATTTAAAAGCCCCCTCGTCTGCGTCCCACAAACTATATTCGAACGTACGCAAGATTGGGCGTAACTGCACAGTCGGAGCGTACAAGAACCTACCGTCCACGTACACCTTCCAATCCCCTCTCGTAAGAGCAAGTCCCTCTTCCGTTTCCATATCGTAGTTTATATTAAGTCGCGGTAAGCCCGTTTGCCTCTGCTGGGTCTGCTGACCAGAAGCTGCCATCAAAGCAGTTTCGTCATCAGAGTTAAACGCTGCTACCAAAGAGTCCAATTCAGTATTTACAAGATTTCCCATTCGATTCTCCATTTCCGATTAGGGTTGCGTAGATTGATTCTACACATTGACTTCAGTTAAGTCAAGCCAGTTGTATCCCATTTTTAATTCAATGTCAACAGGCATTGTATATTGTATACCATATCGCTTCTCTGCCTCTTCAGGTATTGCCAACATTGCCTTAACCATCAGTTTGATACAAATATCTTTTTCGTCAGGGTGTACGTCCATAACAATGGAATCATGTACGGTGTTACAGATTACAGACTGTAAATTATTTTTTTCCACTAGGTGGCTGAGACGTACAAGGCACATGGGCAACAGGTCTGCAGTTGCAAATCCCTGCACAGGATAGTTACAGATAGCGGTACGATTTGTAGCTGTACCCCACTCTGTCCACTTCGCATCTGGAAAAGCGTATTGTCTGCCTGACGGTAGTTTAATTTGCTTGTGCTTTACAGCTTCTCTCTGTAGCCTCTCGTGCCACTCCTTCACACCTGCATACTTCTCCTTGAACGCACGATAGTATCTTTGCTGGTCTTCAGTGCCACTTACGCCACCGTACAACGGCTTGAAGGTATGGGCTTTGGCTTCTTGTCGGGTACA